CAAACAAGTTTACCTAATTTATACCCACTAAAGTATATGCTAGAAGCTATGCCAAACTTAATGAGACATAGAGGTTATAATTATATAGACAAAAAGGGAAATTTATTTAGCTATATGAAAGAGAATTTTTATCCAATGAAATATCATAAGATAACAGCAGTAGATAAAAAAGATACAGTTTCATTATTATGGTTAGAAGATATTAACTTTCCAATAGAAGTACCAAGACCACCAGCAATAGACTATAGATGGGCTGCAGTAATTTATAGAAATAACTTACCATGGTTTTTCTATGAGTACTCAACTGAATGGAAAAAAGACACAAAGAGAAAAGTATGACAAGTATGACAATAATGACATTATTACTAATAAAACATTATCTAGCAGATTATGTTTTTAATCCCGCCTATGAACCAACAGAGAAACATATCTATGGATCAATAGGGAGTTTAGCTCATGTAAGTATGCATATGTTATGGTGCTTTGCATTACTAATAGGATTTCTACCTTTAGGAACTGTTGCAATAGTTACACTATTTGATGGTTTTATACACTATCACGAAGATCATATAAAAACCAAATATCTTCATAAAAGAAAAGACTTATCAGAACAATTTAGAAGATGTATAACAGGGCTGGATCAATTAATACATATGTTAACTTATGTAGCAATAGTATATTTTGTATCATGAAAGCAGTATTAAGTAATAGGATTTATCTTACAGCAGACGCAAAATTAGAGTCTATGATAGATAAGCAATTAACTTATAAGATACCCTCTTATAAACCCTTAGACCCTCCGCAAATCATAAAAAATATGGGATTTGTAAGAACAGGTTTAGTAACTATGCCTGTGGGTAGACTAGATTTAATTCCTTCTAATTATGAGATTGTAGATAAAAGAGTAACAGTTCCAGTAGAGTTTCCAGAGTTTAAATTTGAACTAAGGGAAAGTCAACAAGCAGTATATAATGAAGTAGACGATAACTGTATAGTAAATGCTTGGGTTAGTTGGGGTAAAACATTTACAGCATTAGCAGTTGCAGCTAAACTAGGACAAAAAACACTAGTTGTAGTGCATACTCTAGCTTTAAGAACTCAATGGGAAAAAGAAGTAGAAAAAGTATTTGGTATTAAAGCAGGGGTTATTGGTAGTGGTAAATTTAATACTGATAGTCCTATTGTAATAGGAAATGTACAGTCTTTATATCGCAGAATTCCAGATATAGTAAATAAATTCGGTACAATAATACTTGATGAAATGCACCATGTTAGTAGCCCAACATTCGCAAGAGTAATAGATAAATCATTAGCAAGATACAAGATAGGATTATCAGGAACGATAGAAAGAAAAGACGGAAAACATGTGGTATTTAGAGATTATTTTGGACAAAAAATCTTTATGCCACCAAAAGAGAATTATATGACTCCTAGTATAGATGTGATACATTCAGAGATCAGATTTATGGATGGAGCAAACATTCCTTGGGCTAGAAAAATTAACCAATTAGCTTGGAATGAAGAATACAGACACACAGTAGCAATAATAGCAAGTGCATATGCTGCTAAAGGTCATAAAGTTTTGGTAGTATCAGATCGAGTTGATTTACTAAAAACATGCGCTGAACTCAGCGGAGATAGAGCATTAGTTATTACAGGAGAGATTCCTCATGCAGAGAGACCTGATATGATGAAACGGATTGATATAGATAAAGATATTCTTTATGGAACTCAATCTATCTTTTCAGAAGGTATATCCCTTAACTCTTTAAGTTGCTTATTATTGGCAACACCTGTTAACAATGATCCCTTATTAACACAGTTAATAGGTAGGGTTATTAGAGAACAAGAGGAGAAAAAGGATCCTGTAGTAATTGATATTAACTTAGTAGGTAAGACGGCACGCAGACAAGCTAAGAATAGGTTAGGGTACTATATGAAACAGGGATATGTTATTAATCACCTTTAAAAATTTAGTTCTTGACAGGGTGTCATTTTTTTGGTATAATATATGATACAATATAATTGGAAAAAGATAAAAGAAGTGACCAATGGAATCTCTACAGAGGTTCTATTAGTAATACACACGCTTACTTACAATCTGACTCCCAAAAATTATCGTGATCCATTATATAAATATTGGAACAAAGATTGGTTTGGATTCTCTTTTCTGGTTAATCCAGAAGCTATATTTGAACACAGACCAGAATACTCCGAAAGAGAGTGGATAGAGTATATAACTTTAGCTAGTTATAGAAATATCAATCTCTTTAACGATAACGGAGAGACAACACTAGACCTCAATCACTCACCAGTAGGCGAGGACATTATAAAAAACAATAGACTACTGAAAGTCGAAAATAATAAAATAAGATTTCGATATGAAGAAGTCACTTTAAGGAGAAAATCATGGCTATAAAATTTGGTCAACTAGAAGGTAAGGCAAAGAAATCGAGTATTAATCAATTTACTTACCGAGATGGAGATAACGTAGTAAGAATGGTAGGAGATATCCTTCCCCGTTACGTTTATTGGATTAAAGGCGAAAACGCTAAAAATATACCTATGGAATGTTTATCATTCAATAGACAAACAGAAACTTTTGACAATGCGGAAAAAGATTGGGTACGAGCATACAACCCTGACATGAAATGTGGGTGGTCTTATGCAATTCAATGTATAGACCCTGCAGACGGACAGGTTAAAGTTTTGAATTTGAAGAAAAAGTTGCTTGAGCAAATCATGCTCGCAGCTGAAGATTTAGGTGATCCTACCGACCCAGAAACAGGTTGGGACATTTATTTCAAAAGGGTTAAAACTGGACCAATGGCATTTAATGTCGAATATCAGTTACAGGTTTTGAAATGCAAAACTAGATCCTTATCAGAAGATGAAATGGCATCTATTGCAGAACTTAAGTCAATGGACGAAGTTCTACCAAGACCAAGTGCAGAAGCACAAAAAGAACTCTTAGATCGAGTTAGATCTCAAGGGAACGAAACACCTGCTGAGGTGTCTAAGGAATTTGAAGCCACAGGAACTAAGAACCCGTGGTAAACAAAATCCTATTCACAGCAGACTGGCACTTGAAACTGGGACAGAAAAATGTCCCAGTTACTTGGGCTAAAAATAGGTTTAATCTGTTCATAGAGCAGATAAAAGAGTTAGAAAACGAAGCAGATTTACATATTATTGGTGGTGATTTATTTGATAGAGTACCATCAATGGAAGAATTAGAGTTATATTTTAAATTTATTAGTAATGTTGGCATTAGAACTATTATATTTGATGGCAACCATGAGGCTACAAGAAAGGGAAAAACATTTTTTACTCAGTTAAAGAGTGCTACAACTAGACTTAATCCTTTAGTAGAAATCGTTGACGAAATTTACAAAGGCGAACAGTTTGGAATCCTCCCCTACCGTGAGCTACATAGGAAGTGGCACATTACACAATTTAATAACAGGCAACCGCTATTTACTCATGTTAGGGGAGCGATACCTCCTCATGTAAACCCAGAAATAGACTTGATGAGATTTTCACCTTTTCCAGTTGTTTTTGCGGGAGATTTACACAGCCATAGTAATACACAACTCAATATTGTATATCCAGGTAGTCCAATGGCTACACAGTTTCATAGAACCAAAATTAAGACAGGTTATTTATTAATTAATACTAATAACTGGTCTTGGGAATGGAACGAGTTTGCACTCCCACAATTATTGAGGAAAACTATAAGTAGTACTGATGAGATGATTCCCACAGACTACGATCATACAATTTATGAAATTGAAGGAAATGTTACTGATCTTGCAGATGTTTCTAACTCTGAACTTTTAGATAAAAAAATTGTTCGAAGAAAAACAGAGGCTACTCTCATTTTAGATAAAGAAATGACAATCGAAGATGAGTTAGTAGAATATCTAAGTTATATTCTCGAACTAAACGATAATCAAGTTAAGGAGATTATAGGAGTATACCATGATCACGCTAGGGACATTGCAATGGGATAATTGTTTTAGTTATGGAGTAGGAAACACCATAGAACTAAACGATAGTACATTAACTCAACTTGTCGGTACAAACGGCATGGGTAAGTCTAG